AATGGATCAGAGATTTGGTTTGGTGGATTAGACGATAAGGAAAGGACGGAGAAGATTCTAGGTATGGAGTTCAGCACAATCTACTTGAATGAGTCCAGCCAAATAGCTTGGGGTTCGGTGGGGATTGCAATGACTCGACTGGCTCAGAAAGTCAATCAGCAAATCATGGTGGATAAAAAGATTGAGATGAAGCCACTTAAGCCAAGGATGTTCTTTGACTGCAACCCACCAGATAAGAACCATTGGACGTACAAGTTATTTGTGCAGCGCAGAGACCCAGAGACAGGAACCAACCTTTACACTCCCGAGGATTACGCATACTTTCAAATCAATCCTAAAGACAATGTGGATAACTTGTCGGACGGATACTTAAAGACTTTGGAAGGATTGTCAGCCAGGCTCAGAAAACGATTCCTTGAAGGAGAGTTTACAGATGCTAATCCTAACCAATTGTTTACTGACTTGTACTTTGATCGTTGGCGCACTCAAGAGGAAGACTTACCTGAGTTTGTTCGAGTGGTCGTTGGAGTTGACCCTAGTGGAGCAGGAGACTCTGACAATGCTGACAATGATGCAATTGGTATTGTTGTAGGAGCTTTGGGGACGGATGGGAACGCATACTTACTTGAGGACTGCACAGTCAAAGCAGGGCCTGCAACCTGGGGCAAAGTGGCAACAAGTGCATACGACAGGCACAACGCAGACATATTGGTGGGTGAGAATAATTATGGTGGTGCAATGGTTGAAATGGTTATTCAAGCGTCTAGGCCAAGAACTAACTACAAGTCAGTCCTTGCCACTCGATCAAAGATGGTCAGGGCAGAGCCGTTTGCTCCACTTTACGAACAGGGAAAAATCAGGCACGTTGGAAGGTTCGCAGATCTAGAGGAAGAACTTGGAGGATTTAGCACCAATGGTTACAATGGATCTAAGTCCCCAAACAGAGCAGACGCTTGGATTTGGGTGCTAACCGAACTGTTTCCTGCAATTTTGCGATCAAAAGTTGAGAAAAAATCACAAAACGCACCGAAAAAACAGTTTAATTCTAATAATTCACCTGGATTTTGGATGTAAACATGGCAACAAACACCGAAGACGAAATTATCCGCAGAGCGCACGACAACTTCAAACATTGTTTGGACTGGGAGCAAGCCTCCAGGCAAAGTTTTAGGGAGGACATGAGGTTCTTATTTGCCGACTCGGACAACCAGGATCAGTGGGAGCCTGCGGTCAAGGCCAGGCGTAGGCTAAATACTCAACCCATGATTACAATCAACAAGGTGCATACGCATTGGCTGCACGTTGTTAATAATTTAAAAGAAAACAAACCGTCTGTTAGCGTACATCCAACAGGAAATGAGGGAACTTATGAAGCTGCTGAAATATTTGAAGGATTGGTTCGTCACATTGAGTACATATCTAACGCAAAAACTGCGTACGATATGGCAGCGGAGCAACAAGTAGGTGGTGGAATAGGATATTGGACGGTCACAACTGCCTACGCAGATGATTCCACATTTGATCAAGAGATATACATTCGGGAAGTACCAGACGCAATGAGCGTTTATCTTGATCCACACATTAAGAAAAGGGACGGTTCAGACGCTCGGTTTGGGTTTATCTATGAAGATATGCCAAGAGAAGTGTTTGAAATGAAGTACCCAGGGGAATCAGTTCCAATGGCTTATTCAGGTGGGGCGCAATCCTGGGTGACGAAAGATGTTGTCCGTTTGGCTACTTATTACGAACGTGAAAATAAAAAGGAATGGCTATATTCAATTCCTAATGAAGACGGATCAATGAAGTTTGAGCGTCAATCAGACATGACTAAAGAAGAAGTCAAGATGCTGAATGAGGCTATCCGAATGGGTGCGGACATCGAGCGCAGACGCATTGACAAGAATGTTATCCACAAGTATTTAATCGGTGGGAATAAGATTTTGGAGAAAGGAATTTGGGCAGGGAAGTACGTCCCAATTGTTCGAGTGCCTGGGGAGGAAATGCAGATCGAGGGCAAATTAGACCGTAAAGGTTTGGTTCGTTACATGAAGGACGCACAAAGAGCGTACAACTACAACGCTTCAGCAGCCTTGGAATATGGTGCTCTACAGTCAAAATCACCGTATTTAGCCCCAGTTGAGGCAATAGAAGGATTAGAAAACTACTGGGCAACGGCAAATACTGAGAATCACGCTTACTTAGCTTACAACCATGCGGACGAGAACGGCAACCCTATTCCTGCTCCAGCAAGGTCTCAGCCTCCCTCCTCTGCTCCAGTTTACATGGAAGGAATGCAAGTCGCTGAAAATGAAATGATGATGACTTCAGGTCAGTACCAACAGACGTTTGGGGCGCAAGGTCAAGAACTCTCAGGGGTTGCAATTGGCAAACGTCAATATCAAGGGGAGAGGGTAACTTACCACTTCCAAGACAATCAAAACATGGCTATTGCGTTCACAGGTAAGATTTTGATTGATCTAATTCCTAAGATATACGACACAAAACGGACTATTAGAATTTTGGGAGAGGATGGCACAGAACAAGAGGTAATGATTGACCCAACTCTTAAAACGGCCTACAAACAAATGGAGAACAAGGAGGAGGCCAAAGTATCCACAATCTTTAATCCGTCCGTTGGTTCTTATGATGTAGTTGCAGAATCTGGTTCTAACTATGAAACTAGAAGACAAGAAGCATTTGCTGCAATGTCTCAAATGATTGGTCAACAACCGCAACTTGCACAGGTTATCGGTGATCTGTACATGGGTTCGGCTGACTTCCCTAATGCGGATAAGTTGCAGGAACGAATGAGAAACTGGATTCCTCCAGCTATCCTGGGGACTGGGCCAAGCGAACAAGAGCAGGCTTTAATGCAACAACTCCAACAGTCTCAGCAAGTTATTGCTGCTCTGACTCAACAGGTTCAAGACAGGAAAGTAGATCAAGTCATGGAGAAACAACGACTTGATATGGACGCTCTCAACCATTTGGCTATCAGATTGGAGAAAGAGCGAGACAGTTTAATTAGTGCATTCAAGGCTGAGACCGAAAGATTGAAGACACTTATTAAGGATGTGAACCCTACGCAACTGGGGGGAATTACTGACAAGATGGTTGGAGAGATCGAACAAGCCAAAAATCCTGCTCAAGACATTAACCCCGATTACATAGACCCCTCACAATATTTGCAAAATGCTATCCCAACCATTACAGGATGAAAATGGAAACTACAGTTGAACAAACCGTAACTGAAGGAAATAACCAGGCTGACGTAACCAATGCCCCTCAGCAAACTCCCGAGCAAAAAGCTCCAGAGGCCAAAGACAACTCTTACCATGATTTACCCGAATGGGCTAGAAAACGGATGGGTGAACTAGCTGCAGCTAAGAATTCTGCTGCCGAACAACTCGCTGCACTTAAGGCACAAATGCAAAGTCAGCCAGAGCCTCAACAACAATATCAACCTCAAAATACTCAAAATATTGAGGAATTGGCTACTCAAATAGCTAACCAAAGGGTTCAAGAGCAGACATTCTTAAACAGAATGAATGAGATTGAAAAGAATGCCAAGGCTGAATTTGGTCAGGAATATGATCGATCAGTTCAGAATTTACAGTTGGCTGGTGTTGGTGGGAATGACTTTTTACACGCTTTGGCTGAAGTTCCAAACCCTGAGAAAGTAATCACTTACCTTGGGAAGTCTGAGAATGTGAATGACGCAATCAGGATTTCTCAACTCAGTCCAATGCAACTCGGGATTGAATTGACCAAGTTATCGACCAAGGCAGCCAAGGAATTGTCCAAGCAAAAGTCTAGCGCACCTGCTCCAGTTGGGGAAGTGACTGGGGGTTCGTCTGCTCCAACAGGTGCAGGGGCTGAACCTCCCATGAGCGATACCGAAGCCTGGGTTGCATGGAGACGGGCAACTGCACGAAAAAAGCGTTGATAAATTAGATTTTTAGCATTAGAATGGTGTACAGGCAGAAGCGAGCCGTAAATCGTTGTGTTGGGCCGTAAAAGATAGTCTCCAGAGGCCAGGGGAAATTAGGAGTTTACCGAAAGGTAAGCAATTCATTTCTTTATTCGTCAAAGGAGGTAGTTCAACATGACTACTAGCAATTCACTTCTTACGATAAGTCAGATCACAAATGAAGCGGTCAGACTTTTCACTCAATCTAATGCTTTTCTAAGAACAGTTTCCCGCCAGTATGACGATCAGTTTGCTCGTACAGGTGCGAAAATCGGTTCAACTTTGCGTATTCGTTTACCCAACGATTACACAGTATCAACTGGGCCTGCAATTACTCCTCAAGGTACTAACGAACAGAATACATCTTTGACTGTGGCAACACAAGCAAACGTACCTGTTTCTTTCGGTACTGCTGAGAAAACATTGTCACTCGATGACTTCTCCGAGCGTATTCTCGCTCCTGCGGTCAACCGTTTGGCAGCGTATGTTGCAGCAGACTTGATGAACGTAGCATCTCAATCAGCCAACATTTCACCAAACTTCTCAAGCGGTACAACCTTGGTAAGTCCAAATGCAACAACTTGGCTAACTGCAGGTTCTTCTTTAGATCAAAACTTGGCTCCAAGAATGGAACGCAAGATTATTCTTGATCCAGTTACTCAAGCTCGTACTGTTTCATCTTTGGCAGGTTTGTTCAATCCTCAAGTTAAAATTGCTGAGAACTATGAAACTGGTGTTATTACCAGAGACACTCTCGGATTTGACTGGATGTACGATCAAACTACTCTAGTTCACACAGTTGGTTCATTCTCAAGTGGTACTGTTAATGGTGCAAGCCAAACAGGTACAACATTGACTGTGAATGCAATTACTGGAACTTTGAACCAGGGTGACATCATCACAATCGCAGGTGTATACGCAATTAACCGTTTGACTGGTAACTCACAAGGTCAACTACGTCAATTCGTTGTTACTGCAAACGTAGCATCTGGCGCAACAAGTATTCCAATTTACCCTGCTATTACTCCTGCTCCAGCAGCGTTTAATACAGTAACTGCATCTCCTGCAAACTCTGCAGCGATCAGTTTGGTAATGGCTGCTTCTACAAGCTATCGTCAAAACATAGCTTATTTCCCAGAGGCTTTCACTTTAGCAACTGCTGACTTAGAAATGCCTACTGCTGGTGTTGTTCAGGCTGCTCGTGCACAGTTCGATGGAATTTCTTTAAGAATGATTGAGGCTTATGATGTAATGTCTGACTCCTTGATTACTCGTATGGATATTCTGTACGGATACGCTGCGATCCGTCCTGAGTGGTCTTGTATTGTTCCTGACATTGTCTAATGCCAATTGAACAATACTACAGGGGGAAGTTGGTTTCCCCTGTTTACACTTTTGTAGAGTTTCCCAAGTGGGTTACTGACTCACTTGGGGAGCAGCATCTTGTTCAGACACCTGAAGAAGAAGCACAAGTTTTAATCGTTCCAGAGATAAAAGAAACTAAGAGGGGCAGACCAAAAAATGACTCAACCGCTGCCGACAACTCCCTCTGATCTAATCACTCAAGCGTTAAAAATAGCAAACGTCATTGGTGTTGGTCAGACTCCGAATGCAACTGACACCAATGATTGTTTCAATCAATTAAATATGATGTTGGCGCAATGGCAGCGCAGACGTTATATGGTTTATAACCTGGTAACTATTTCTAAGGTTGCTACAGGCCAAGTATCCTACACAATAGGAACTGGTGGTGACTTCAATATCACTCGTCCAGTTAAACTCGAATCAGCGTTCTTTAGAATGCAATACGGTTCACCATTGCCAGTTGACTATCCCTTGGAAGTCTTGAGGGCAAATGAGGATTACAACAGGATTTCAATTAAAAACCTGAACGCATTCCCTCAGTATATTTATTACAACACAGGTTATCCACTCGGCACGATTTACGTCTGGCCTGTACCTAATAATCAATATCAAATCTTTTTGACTGTAATGACTCAGTTGGAAGGATTTCAGACAATCAATGATGTTGTGACAATGCCTCCTGAGTATCTGGCTGCAATGCAATGGAACTTGTCCAGAATCATTTGTGTGATGTATGGCTTACCAATCACTCCCGAGTTGACTGGGTATGCCGAAGCATCTATGAGAATTATTGAAGAAGTTAACTCTCAGATTCCTTTGTTACACATGCCAGTTGCTCTTAGGGGTAAGTCTGGTGCTTACAATATTTACGGAGACTTCTACGTTGGAAGTGCAGGATAATGGCAAAGGCAGCACTTGTCACAGGCGCATACCAAGCAAAGAGTGTCATTGCAGGGGCGCAAAGGTGTATTAATCTTTATTTAGAAAAGAATCCAGATACATCGGTTTTTCCTTTTACGCATTATCCAACCCCAGGACTTACTTTACAAAGTTCAGTTTCTCAAAATCAATGGAGAGGGCTATATTTTGCAAGTAATAATATCCTTTATGGGGTTTGTGGCAATACTTTCTATTCAATTAGTTCTAATGGTACTTGTACTGTTATTGGGACTTTGGTTTCATCTATTGGAACTGTTTCAATGGTTGATAACGAAGTCGATCTTTTGGTGGTTGATGGGACTACTGTTGGGTATGATTACAATTTTGCATCAAACACATTCACACAATTACCTTCGAATTCAACAACAACTTTTTATGGATCAAATCAGGTCAATTATGTAGACGGATACTTTATTTGTAATCGTCCAGGCACAAACCAATGGTATATATCTTTAATTGATTCGGTAACTTTTGATCCAACTTATTATGCTGCAAAGGCTGGGTACTCTGATTTACTGGTCGGGATAGGGGTTTCTCGCAGATACATTTATTTATTTGGTGAAGTAACTACAGAGATTTGGTACAACGCAGGGAATCCAACATTTCCTTTTCAGATTCTTCCAGGATCGTTTATTCAGTATGGTTGTGCAGCTACTAACTCAATTGCTCAAATGGACGGTGAAGTGTACTGGGTTGCACAAAGTCCTCAAGGCCAAGCGTTTATTTGTAGGACTCAAAACTTTGGTGCAGCGCAAATTAGTACATTGGCTATTGATGCAGAATTGCAAACTTATTCAACTTTGTCAGATGCTATTGGATACACATATCAAGTTAACGGTCATTTCTTTTATGTAGTTATATTTCCAAGTGCTAATAAGACTTGGGTTTATGATTTATCAAATAATCAATGGAACGAATGGTTATGGACTGATACCAATGGGCAATTTAATCGTCATCGGTCTAATTGCTTTGCTTTTGCTTATGGTGAATTGTTTGTTGGTGATTGGCAAAATGGTAATTTATACACATTAGACCAAAGTAATTACACAGACAATGGGGAACCAATTGTAAGAACAAGAAGTTTCTACCATGCTGAAGACGATAATTCAGACAGGATCAGATACAAACAATTCATTGCTGAAATGGAATCAGGCAATGGGCCTGCAACAGTTTATCTTTCTTGTTCGGATGACAGGGGCAAGACTTACGGTAATCCAGTTGGTCAAACAATGGGCACGACTGGGGAGTATTTAACTTCAATTTCTTGGTGGCGGTTGGGAATGGCTAGAGATAGGGTATTTCAACTTAGTTGGAGTGATCCAATTAAAACGGCATTGTCGGGGGCATTCGTTGACGCAATGCCTAATAGAAAATGACAACAGGCTATTTAGCTTCCCATCCTCCATCCATAAATATCCCATTTATTAATCCAGATGGGACAGTAAATCAAACTTGGTTATTATTTATTCTTTCTGTTTTTCAAAGAACAGGAGGGAATACAAGTCCGACTTATACACTTGCACAACTTGAACAATTAGTTATTATTGGTTTGAGTGTAGTTAAGGCAAACGGATTTAATGGAATAGTTACAACTGGTCAAAACTCAACTTTAACAATTGAAACAACAGTTACAGGAATAGTTAAGGGTGATGGGACTGCATTATCTGCAGCTACTGCGGGGATTGATTACGGAACAGTAAGTTCGGTAGGAGTAACTGTTCCATCTTCTTTGTTGTCGGTCACTCCAAGCACAATTACTTCATCAGGTACTTTTGCAATTAGTCTGACAACTCAAGCATCCAATACTTTATTGGCGGGGCCTATAACTGGGGTTGGAACTGTTCCAACTTTCAGGGGATTGGTTTCTACCGATATTCCTGCTTTAAATTATGTAAGTACATTAACAACGCAAGGAGCCAACCAGATACTCGCAGGGCCGTCTAGTGGTATTGGTGCTCCTCCTACTTTTAGGTCTCTTACAACTGCTGATATTCCTGCTCTGCCTTATGGGACTGGGACTGTTTCATCTGTTGGAATGACAGTTCCCGCTGCTTTGTTGTCTGTGGCTCCGTCCACAATCACGACTTCAGGAACATTTGCACTCAGTTTAACGACTCAAACATCTGCACAGATATTTGCGTCTCCAATTTCTACGGTTGGAACTCCAAGTTTTAGATCATTGGTTACAAGTGACATACCTGCGCTAAATTATGTAAGTAGCACAACAACCCAAGCAGCGCACCAAGTTTTAGCAGGCCCGATAACTGGGACTGCTGCACCAACATTCAGGTCTTTGGTTTCTACGGACATCCCTGCACTTCCATACGGAACTGGTACTGTTACTTCAGTAGCATTGGCTTTGCCAAGCATTATGTCGGTCTCAGGGTCTCCAGTTACAACAACTGGTACATTGACAGGGACTTTAACGACTCAGGTTGCCAACAGTTTATTCGCAGGCCCTATTAGTGGTGTTGGAGCAACTCCTACGTTCAGAGCGTTGACTACTGCGGATTTAGCAGGCTTAGGGGTTGGAACGGTCACAAGTGTAGGAATGACAGTTCCATCTATTTTGTCTGTAACTCCATCCACTATCACAACATCTGGGTCTTTTGCTTTAAGTCTGACAACAGAATCGGCTAATCAGATATTTGCAGGGCCGAGTTCAGGCGCAGCAGCAACCCCAACATTCAGGTCTTTAACGTCTGCTGACATCCCTGCTTTGCCTTACGGAACTGGAACAGTTACAAGTGTGGGGCTTTCATTACCTAGTATATTTAACGTAACTGGCAGTCCAGTCACAACTTCTGGGACTTTAAGTGCAACACTTGCAACAGAAACTGCTAATTATGTATTCGCAGGGCCAACGTCAGGAGCAGCCTCTGCTCCTAGCTTTAGGGCTTTGGTTTCTACAGATATTCCAGCATTGTCTTATCAATCGGTGGCTGCACCAACAACGGTTACAACTGCCACTTATTCAATATCTACAACCGATCTTTGGGTAATTAACAATTACGCTGGTTCTTTAACTTTGACTTTGCCAACGGCCTCTAGTTATTCGGGTAGAGTGTTAAATATTCAAAATTACCAGGCTTTTACGGTTGTTTCGGCAAGTTCAAACGTGGTTCAAATTGATGGGTCAGCAACAAATACTTCTATTTTGTTGGCTAGTTCAGGAGATAGGTGTACTTTGGTTTCTAATGGTACAAACTGGGTAATGACAGATTACACTCCAAACAACATACTTTTACTGAATTGACAATGAAAGAATTTATAACTCGGGTAATGAGGGATGATAGGGTTTGGGAATGGGTTCGGATAGATGAGATACAAAAGGAAAATTTCAGTTATGTAGATAATGAAATTTATTACACAAATGATCATGGATTTGTGAATTTTCGCAAAGTAACTCCAACAATGTATGACGTTCATATTTGTATGTTGAAGGGGGCAAAAGAAGTGGATTCTTTCTTTTTAGACTCTTTAGAAAAAATGAGAGCAAAAGGTGCTGAAAAGTTCCTTGGAACTATTGGTGATTGGAACCGTCCTGCGTTAAAATTGGCACTTAGATGCGGTTTTAAGGAGGAAGGTCGAATAAGTAAGGCTTACCAAAGAGACGGAATTTATCGGTCAATGGTAATGATGGGGAGAACATAATGGCTTTTATTGCAAATGCGGTCAGAGATATTACAGGTGCTAATCAGCAAGCTGATGCTATAAAGTCGGCTGCAGCAACTCAAGCTACTGCCGCAAATAATGCTGCTGCATTGCAAAATGCACAATTTCAACAAACCCAAGCAAATCTTTCCCCTTATGCGTCAATTGGTACGGCAGCATTGCCTCAATTGCTTCAATCTTTAGGTTATCAGGGCCAGTATGGTGCAAATGGCAATTTAACAGGACTTTCTGGGCAGGGTTTTCAGTTTAATCCTTCTAATTTAGCACAAACTCCAGGGTATCAATTTACCTTACAACAAGGTTTAAATGCAGTAAATAACGCAACGTCAGCAACTGGTCAAACAGGTTCAGGGGCGCAGGCTAAGGGTTTGGCTAACTATGCTACTGGATTAGCACAAAATACTTACAATCAGCAGTATCAAAACGCATTGACTACTTACCAACAAAATGCAAGTATTTTGGGCAGTTTGTTGAGTACAGGACAGAATGCTGCTGCAGGGATTGGCAGTATGGGTATGCAAAACGCTCAATCCGTTGGTAACACTTTAATGAGTGGAGCAAATGCAACTGCTGCAGGTCAAGTCGCTGCGGGTAGCTCTCAGACCAACGCTCTCAATTCTTTGATGGGCCTGGGAATGGGTGGTGCGGGAATTTATGCGCTTGGTAAACAATCAGGAATGAATGGTGCAATATCAAGTGGAGCGTCAAGTTTATATAACAGTATTTCTGGATTGTTTTCAAATCCTGCATTAACTGGAATAGGCGGAATTGGTGGTGCAGGATCAACTGATCTTGTAGGCACCGCTGCAACTGTGAGTACTTAAAGGAATAATATGCCAATAGATGCTTCAATAATTCCTAGAGAAATAAAACCTGTTAATTTCGGTACTCTAGGTGACACCGCAAATTTAATAATGAATTTTCAAAGAGGTCAACAGGCTTTGGAGACTGGTGGACTGCAACTTCAAAAGCTCCAGCAAGAAATGGATTTGAACAAAGCATCCTCAAAAGCCATTCAAGCCAATACAGACGAAAATGGTAATGTTGATATTCCATCTGTAATTAAAATGTTGTCCAAGTCTCCAGAGGCTGCAACTAATCTTGCACCAACAATTACAAGTTTGTTGGGCCAACAAGGTGTACAAAACGAAAATGTAGCAAAACAACTTGGTAACCTAGTTCAAAAGAACACGATTGCTGGTCAACGGCTTGGAGCAATGACTGCCAGGATTGAAAAGGGTGAAGATATAACTCCTGCTGAACACATCAAGGAAATGTCTAATCTTATTGCTCAAGGTGTTTTAACTCCTAATGAGGCACTTCTTCATTTGAGGATGGCTCCAACTCCAACAGGTGATAAAGTAAAAGATCAAAAAGCGTACAACGATTTTATTAAGTCTGAGAATTTTGCAACTCAATCAACTGCTAATCAAATAAACGCATTATTTGGAACATTGCAACCAGGTGCTCCAGGCCAACCTGCAGCTATTTATAATCCGATCACTAAGACGCTTGAACCTGTTCAGTACGGTAATCCTCAGCAACCTGCCAATCCTAATGTTCCTGCTCAACCTGGTATGCCTACTCAACCTGCTATGCCTGGTCAATCTGGAATGTATAGCTCTGGACAAATAGGACAAATAGGACAAACTCAAGATGCAATTGCTCCACAGTTAATGTTCCCAGTTCGTCAACCTGGCACTAACTACGCTCAATTACCAAATGAGGCCACAAAGACTACTGAGGGCGGTCAGTATGTTAGCGGATTGATTGACAGAAAGAAAAACCTGGTTACTGATCGCAGAAACTTGGATGAAATGCTCAAACAAGTTGAAAAGGTTAAGGAAGAAACTCCTAGAGTGCCAGGGACTAATCCAGTCAGCAATGCACTCAATGCAACAATAAGAAAAGCAAGCGTTGCAACTGCCGATCCACAA